ACACGCCTGTGCAGGGCTATACGGTTGCTGAAGCCAAGTACATCGTCGATGCCCTTACTCTTTGGGCAACGGCGAGCACTGGGGCAAAGGTCACCCAGCTATTGGGTGGCGAAAACTAGATCCTGCTTTCTCCTCGCGGAGGAGTATGGGTCTAGAATTCGCCTGTACGACCTGGCTGAGGATCACCACCTACTCCTTAGGAGCGGGGATGATGAAAAGCCTGATCGCGCTGTTTCAGGTCGTCCTCAATGAAATGGGGACGAGATGTAGCACAAGCACCAGTCGAGATGCACAAACGCTCTCGACGCGCGTTGAACACGAGGGGTTATCGTTTCTTACGATAACCCTAACGGATTTCTGCAAGGACTTCGAAAAAAGTCTCTCGCAGGAACACGTTGGGAACGAGCAGTTTCTTGGCTTTGCCAAGAATTCTGCCGGGCTCCCCCGATTTCTCGGAGGTTTCCTTTCCCGTGTGTTCGATGCTTCAGATGGACGGTTGCTCCAGGATCCTTGTATCGACTCCATACGAGCCATTCGTCAACTTACGTTGATGTTTGGCAAGTTAGAAGTCGAGTGCTCGCCCCGAAGAAGGGCTAAAGCATTCAGCAAGTACCTGGAGTGTGAGCAGGACGTACGCCGGTTTGATAAGATGTTAGCGACGGAACCTGATAGGCTCCGACGTTTTCATCGTATCTCTCGTGTATTGTGGGCTGAATTGCTGTCGAATGTAGATTCTCGAATCTACAACGATGGCGTCATACCCAAACACGGTCCCGGTGCCACTGCGGACAAACTTCGCGGCAACGCGAAGTATAATGTCGCGTTGTGGACTCGGCGGCTGGAAGACGTTTTTCCACATTGGGAAAACCTCATTCCAAGCACGACTCTCGAAAGTCTTGAGAGTCTCGACCGAGTTACGATCCTCGAACCTGGCGCGGAGATGCCTGTCAAAGTCATCTCCGTGCCTAAAACGCTCAAGACCCCGAGAATTATCGCGGTCGAACCTACTTGTATGCAGTATATGCAACAAGGAGTTCTCCGTGTGCTCGTGGATGAGATCGCGCGCCATAACCACGCTCGCAATTTCATCATGTTCGAATCGCAAGAGCCAAACCAACGGCTCGCGCGAGAGGGCTCCCTTTTGGGAACCCTTGCCACACTCGATTTGAGTGAGGCTTCGGACAGGGTCTCGAATCAGCATGTACGTCTCCTCGTTAGTGACCATCGTTTCCTCCGGGAAGCGGTGGACGCCACAAGGAGTCGGAAGGCTGATGTGCCTGGAAAGGGCGTAATACGCCTTTCCAAGTTCGCGTCGATGGGTTCGGCACTTTGCTTTCCCTTCGAGGCCTTGGTCTTTACGACCGTGGTTTTTATGGGGATTGAGCGGGTGCTCAACCGGCCACTGACCAAGAAGGATCTTGAATCCTTCTATGGCAAGGTGCGTGTCTATGGGGACGATATTATCGTTCCCACGGACTATGTGCTTCCTGTAATCGAGGAACTCGAAGCTTTTGGGTTTCGAGTCAACAAACACAAGTCTTTCTGGACCGGAAGGTTCAGGGAGAGTTGTGGTGAGGAGTACTACGCTGGGCAATCTGTAAAGGTTGCACGCGTACGTACTTTCCTACCGATTAACAGGCAGCACGCTCGAGAGGTGATTAGTACAGTGTCATTGCGGAACCAGTTCTTCGGTCTGGATCTGCATGATGCTGTCTATTGGTTGGATGCGATAGTCGGGAAGTTAATACCTTTCCCCTTCGTTCATCCGACCTCTCCTCTTCTTGGTCGTCATGATTACTCGATCCCTTGCCAGGATACGAGACATGACCCTCACCTCCACCTCCCTTTGGTTAAAGGCGTGGTTGTGAAGTCTAACTTGCCAACCTCACGGTTGGACAGTTACGGGGCCTTGATGAAGTTCTTCTTGAAGGAAGGGCTTGCTCCCTTCCAAGATAGAGAACATCTCGAACGTGCTGGACGTCCGGTGTCCGTCTACATCAAGACCCGGTGGGCCCCACTCCGTTAAGGAGTGGGGTTGTGGCGCAAGCCACAATGTGGGAGTCTAAGTTGGACTCTCCTAGGAG